CAGCAAAGGTGCGCCTACCAAAGCGGACTTTATTAAGTCCGCTAAAACCGCGAGGAAAAAGTGATGGCGGAAAAATGGATACAGAAAGCAATCAAGAAGCCCGGCGCTCTGCGCTCCGCGCTTGGTGCGAAAGAAGGCAAGCCGATTCCAGCGAAAGCATTGGCCAAGGCAGCAAAAGCCCCCGGCAAGATGGGTCAACGCGCTCGTTTGGCGCAGACACTAAAGAAAATGAAGTGACATGGCATACACCTCCGGAACCGCATCGTTCAATCTAGACCTCTCTGAAATAGTGGAGGAAGCGTTCGAGCGCGTGGGTTCGGAGTTGCGCACAGGGTATGACTTGCGCACGGCTCGTCGGTCTTTGAACTTGTTGTTTGCGGACTGGGCTAACCGTGGTGTCAACATGTGGACGTTCGAGCAAGACGTCATTACCCTGACCCAAGGCCAGCCTACCTATGCGCTGCCAGATGACACGGCGGACATTCTTGAGCATGTGATTCGTACACAGGCAAACAGCGCCAGCAATCAAGCCGACCTAACCATCACGCGTATTAGTGTTTCTACCTACGCCACAATCCCAAACAAACTGACCCAAGGCCGCCCCATTCAAGTGTGGATTCAGCGTCTTAGCGGGCAGTCTTCTGTATTGGCAGGTACTTTGGCTGCAACGATTACAGCCACTGACACATCAATCCCAATTAGTAGTCTTGCTGGTGTGCCCAATGCGGGGTTCATTCAAATTGGCAATGAGCTGATTGGGTTTAACGAATTCTCTGAAGCCGATGGTGCGACACCAGCGTATCTTTTAAATTGCACACGCGGACAGCAAGGCACGACGGCAGCAGCCCACACTTCTGGCGCAGCAATCAGCCTAGTGCAAAAACAAAGCATCACAGTCTGGCCTACGCCAGATGGTTCACAGACATATCAGTTCGTGTACTGGCGCATGCGTCGCGTGCAAGATGCAGGCGGTGGTGTGAATGTCATGGACATCCCATTTAGATTTATCAACTGTTTGACGTCAGGGCTGGCCTATTATTTGGCGCTTAAAGTCCCCGGCGGTATGGACAGATTACAGATTTTGAAAGCCCAGTACGACGAAGCATGGATGACGGCAGCCGATGAAGACCAAGAACGTGCAGCCATCCGCCTTGTTCCGCGTCAAATGTTTATTGGGGGTAGCACCTAATGGGTAATAGGTTTTCATCCGGCAAGAACTCGATTGCTGAATGTGACCGATGTGGTTTTCGTTTCAAGTTAACCGCGTTACGCAAGGAAGTAATCAAGACCAAGACATATAACCTGCTAGTCTGTTCCTCGTGCTGGGACCCCGACCAACCTCAGTTGCAGTTGGGTATGTATCCGGTAGACGACCCACAAGGTGTACGTGATCCACGTCCTGATGTGAGTTACCAAGTTTCTGGTTTAGGTGCAGACGGTTATCTTGGTGGTGGTAGTCGCATCTTTCAGTGGGGTTGGGCCCCAGTTGGCGGAGCAAGTTTTTTTGATGCGCAAATGACCCCAAACAACTTGGTTTCGACCATAAGTTTGGGTACAGTAGAGGTAGTAACAACTTAGGAGTTGAGAATGGACAAAGCAGATTTAAAACAGGACAAGAAAATGATTGCAGGTGCAGTGCACAAGCATGAAAAAAAGATGCACCCCGGCAAGCCAATGACTAAGTTGGCTAAAGGTGGCAAGACCAATGAGATGATGAAGCAGTATGGGCGTGGCATGGCGAAAGTCGTGAATCAACGCGGCTCTTCACGCGGAGGCTAATATGGCTAAAAACAACCTACCGGCATCTGCCTACGCAAAGCCACACACTATGTCTGGCAAGAGCGTAACGGTATCTTCTAACCCCGGCAAAGAGCCAAACCGTAGTAAAGCTGAAACGCTTGATATGTCTATTGGCGCAATTAGCAAATCCGCTGGTGATGAGCCTACTAAAAGTGACGGCATCAAAATGCGAGGCGCGGGAGCGGCTACTAGAGGGTTTACGTCTAGAGGCCCAATGGCATGAACTATTCCGAGCTTGTAACAGCAATTCAGTCGTACACAGAAAATAACTTTCCGTCTACCACTTTGGCGGACGGCACAGTCGTGTCTTCGACAACTCAGATTAACCGTCTGATTGAACAGGCTGAACAACGCATTTACAACTCGGTGCAGTTTCCGTCATTACGTAAAAACGTGACAGGCAGTGTGGCGTCTAGTAATAAATATTTGTCCACTCCGTCAGACTTTTTGGCTGCTTATTCTTTAGCGGTCATAGACCCGACTACTGGGGCATACACGTACTTGTTAAACAAGGATGTGAACTTTATCCGTGAGGCATACCCAATCCCTACAGATACAGGCGTTCCTAAATACTACGCGTTGTTTGGCCCGACTGTTTCGGGCAGCACAATTACAACCGAGTTGTCTTTTATTGTGGGGCCGACCCCTAATACGACCTATTCCGTTGAGTTGCACTACTACTATTACCCCGAGTCCATCACAACCGCCACAACTACTTGGCTGGGAGATAACTTTGATACTGTTCTTCTGTACGGTTGTTTGGTGGAAGCATACACGTACATGAAGGGCGAACAAGACTTGATTACGTTGTATGACACCAAGTACAAGGAAGCCCTTGCACTTGCTAAACGCCTTGGAGATGGTCTGGAGCGCAGCGATGCTTATCGCAGCGGACAGGCTCGCGTGGCTCCTTTGCCGCAGAATAACGGAGTCCAATAATGGCTTTTACAGGCAACTGGACTTGCAACACATTTAAAACGGGCTTGATGAACGGCTCGTTTAACTTCACGTCCGGCACGTTTTACATAGCCTTATATACCAATTTAGCCACGTTAGACGCAACCACCGCCAACTACACAACCACTGGCGAAGTTGTGGCATCTGGTTACACGGCTGGCGGGCAGGCTTTGACTATTGCCCAAACCCCAACAATAGGCAACCAAACTGGTGCTGCTACTTCGTATATTTCGTTTAGTAATGCGGTATGGTCTGGTGCTATTACTGCACGCGGGGCGTTGATATATAAAGGCGGTGATAACGGCGCTATTTGTGTGCTCGATTTTGGCGCAGACAAGTCAAGCACTACGACATTTACGGTGCAGTTCCCGGCAGTCACCAACACTTCGGCAATAATTCGCATTTCTTAAGGAGCATAAACATGGCGTTAGTAACCACAATTTACGGAGAGATGGACGAGTCCATGCTTGAGAAAAAAGAAGGTACTTTTGAAGACGACAACGAATTAACTACTTGGGTAGAATATTGGAAAGACGCTGAGTTGGTCCATCGTTCAGCCCATGTGACTTTGAAAAAAATGCCCACTTTTGCGGGCGCTGAAGCAGCTTCTATAGCATAAAGGACATATCATGGCAAACACGCAATCAATGTGCACTTCGTTCCTTGGCGAACTGCTAAGCGCAACACATAACTTCAGTTCTTCTAATCCTGCGCACACCGCAAACACTGCGGATACGTTTAAGGCGGCTCTGTATGTGACAACAGCCACTTTGAATGCTTCAACTACCGCTTACAGTGCAACTGGTGAGGTGACTGGCACAAACTACACTGCAGGCGGTGTAGCGGTTACTAACGGCACCAATCCATCATCCACTAACTCTTCATCTACTGCAGGTGTTGGTTACTGGACACCCTCCGCCAGCATTGTGTACTCCACAGTAACACTGTCTACGGCGTTTGACACTGTGTTGATTTATAACTCTACACAAGGTAATAAGGCTGTGTCTGTCCATACGTTTGGATCACAGACTATTACGGCAGGCAACTTTACGTTGACCATGCCATCAAACACCACAACAACTGCTTTACTGCGCCTAGCTACAACATAAGCGGGGGGCGGCTAGACGCCGCATAAACCATGTTTGGTATCTCCGCATTTGCTCAAACCCCGTTTGCCGCCTTACCAGCGGCAACATCGCCAGACGTCACGGTTTCGCTGACAGGAGTAGCTGCGTCTGGTGCGGTAGGTACAGTAACTGTCTCAGGCGCTGTTTCGGTTGCCCTCTCTGGGGTAGTAGCTTCTGGCTCGGTAGGTACAGTAACTGTCTCAGGCGATGTTTCAGTCGCCCTCTCTGGGGTAGTATCTTCTGGCGCGGTAGGCGCGGTTACTCCTTCTAACACTAGAAGCCTTACTGGAAATGTAGCCGCCGGTAATACTGGAAATTTAACTCCCAGCGCAAGTGTTGCTACATCCGGTGTTTCTGCTGCTGGTAGTGTTGGCACAGTTACTCCTAGCTCGAGTGTTGCGCTTTCTGGTGTAAATGCAACGGGGGCTGCCGGTGTCATAACAGGTGTAAATCCTAATGTAACTGCAAGTCTTACAGGCGTAAGCGCCGCAGGAGCTACTGGATTTGTAACCACCGGTTCTGACGTAACCGTAGGCATTACAGGTGTTTCGGCTAGCAGCGCTGTTGGCACAGTAGTGCCTAGTACAACGGTTGCTGTATCAGGTGTTTCAACAAGCGGTTTTGTTGGAACCGTAGCCCCTAGTGCATCCACCAGTATTTCGGGGACATCGGCTGTTGGAGCTGTTGGAACAGCTACACCAAATACGTCAGTTTCTATATCGGGCGTTTCTGCTGCTGGTGCAGTAGGCACGGTAGTTCCGGTTACCAGCGTAACTATTGCAATCTCTGGAGTAGCGGCTTCTGGCGATGTAGGAACGGTCGTACCGACTACCGGATTGTCTGGAGTGGTTGCATCCGGTGCTGTTGGTACTGTTTCTAACGGCGGCGTAACAGTTGCTTTATCTGGCGTAGCGGCGTCTGGTATAGCAGGTAATACTCAAGCCAACATAACTGTTGCGCTGAATAACACCGATGTTTCTTGGACAAACAACAGCAGCCAGATAGTTACTTGGACAAACAACAGCAGTCAAACGGTTGGCTGGGTAGGTAGTGGCAACACAACTATAGCCACTGGCTCTGTTGGGTCAGTTACGCAGTCTGCGGAGATCGCGCTTGCAAGCGTCACTGCTTCTGGTCTAGCGGGGGCAATCACTACAGCTAAAACTGTTGCCCTATCCGGCACGTCTTCTAGTGGTAGTTTGGGCAGCATAATTGCGACCCAAGTTTTAACAGGTAATAACGCATCCGGCGCAGCAGGAGCGGTAACCAAGAGCATATCTGTTGCGCTTTCTGGCGTAGTCGCTTCTGGCTTGACGGGAACAGTCACGGCTGTATACTGGAAGTTGATTGGCGAC